TGGTGCTACATGTATAAAAATTGATACAAACACCTGGATTTTAATTGGTGATTTGACGGCTTAGGGGATCTAATGCTCGGATTTTTAGGTAAATGGGCTGGATCAAAGGGTATGGCAAAGATGCCAGACCTTTCAGGACTTACAAGACAAGAAGCAAAAGATGCTATTGAGGCTGCAGGCTTTAAGTTTAGAAATGAAACTGAAAAAACAGATAATGATGGAGCCAATTCATCTAATAATGGTAAGATCAAGAGTCAATCAAAATCAAAAGATGAACTTTTAGACTACGAAACTGAAATTGATTTTGAATATTATACATATATTCAAAACACACAAAATACACAAAATGTTCAGAATACTCAAGCAACACAGAATACTCAAAACGTGCAAAATGTACAGAATACCCAGGCCACTCAAAATACACAAAACGTTCAAAATACAGCATCAACATACTGGAGCGCATGGGAAGACTTTGGGCCATATGAAATTGAAACTGGTTGTGACGGAACCTACACAACATTTGAAATTGGTATAACTCAGTTATCTTTTGAATACTACACTGGAACCACAACATGGACCTATGGAGTAAAAAGCCAAAAGAAACCAGGAAGCGTTTCAACAAACTCTGCACAAGTAGATGGCAAGTGTGGCTATGTTTCTCAAAATACCCAGAATACACAGAATACACAAAATACCCAGAACACACAAAATACACAAAACACTGTTTGTTTAGAAGACTATATTCCGTCTGGAACAGTTTATCGTTCAGAGTGTTGTGGAAATGCGGTAAAACTAAGATATGTTGATTGTAATGGTCAATTAACTAATACATATACTTATGAATGTATTAGCCAGTGTTATGCACAAGATACACAAAATACACAGAACACTCAAAATACCCAAAATACACAGAACACTCAGAATACCCAGAATACTCAGAACACCCAAAATACACAAAATACACAAAATACTCAAGCAACACAAAACACTCAGGCTACTCAGAATACACAAAATTCTGGTGGTGGAGGTTATGGAGGATGCTTTGTTTACGGAACGAAGGTTTTATTGGCAGACGGTACATGGAAGAATGTAGAAAATTTACAAATTGGAGACGAACTAAGATCACTATCAATTCCAGATCTTCCATTAGAAGAAAATCCTACATACTTTAACACCTGGTCTACAGATAATATTAATGACATTTCATATTCAACAACATTTGTTACAAATACAAAGCATGATGGGTATACATCTTATTATAAGATCAATGATTCTATCGAGGTAACGTTTGAGCACTATGTTTTTGCTAAAAAGAACGGTACTTGGGCATTTAGACAGGTACAGTCATTAGCAATCGGTGATAGCATTTTGAATGAAGATTGTGATGTAGTGGATATTACATCCATTGAAATTATTGATGGTGTTGTACAGACAGTAAATATTGACACAGAAATCAGTGACGTTTACTTTGTTCAAGGGATGCTTGCCCACAACTTTATGATAGCCAAGTAACGGAGATATAAAATGAAAAAAGAAATATTAGATGATAGGATAGTTGCCTATACAGATTTTATCGATAATCCCATGTCATTAGTTGATGATATTAATGAGTTACGTGCTAAATATAATCTACCATTTGTACCAAGTACAATTAATAATTATGAAATTGATCATGAAAAAATATCATCTTCTGCATTTTGGCTTCATGAGCACCCCACAGATTATTCTGTTGGACCAGATTTTACAAAAGATAAACAAGCCCTAAATGCAAAGATTGATCGAGTAATATTTGAGCCATCAATTGACTACGTAAAAACTTATTCACCAGGAATATCTAGCCGTGAGCGTTGGGGTTTAATTCGTTATGATGGAGAACAATTTATTACCTGGCATACTGATGGAAACGATTCAAACAAACGTAAGGTTTCTTTTGTTTTTTATTTAAACGATGATTATGAAGGTGGAGAGATTGAATTTAAGGACTTTGCAGGGCAAAAGCCATACAAACCTAAAGCAGGTACCCTGTTAATGTTTCCATCGTATCCAGAGTACCTGCATAGGGTAGTTCCAGTAGTTAGTGGAACTAAGTATGTATTTATTTCTTTTGCTGTTTAATTTGGAAATTGTTTCATTAACTGCTTTGTTTTTGCAGTGATTCCGTGCCAAGCCGTCCAGTTTTTTCCACCTTGGGACATATAGAATGCAATCTCTGCATTTAAAACTGGATTAAAAAGTTCTGCATTTGCTGTTAGTTCAAACTTGTCTCTTCTATCTGGACCAAGATCACCAATCATATTTATTTGGAATAGCCCATAAGAACTGTCACCAGTTCTAGTGCTATTGTTAAAGGCATGTGGTCGTCCACCAGATTCTTTCTTAGCAACTGCCCAAGCCTCAACTAGATTTTGTCCACGGAAGCCCACACCCCATAGCAATTCCTTGAGTTGTAGGTCAGTAAGAGAAAATGCATTTTTATATTTTTCTAAAATGTTTTCTGCCTTAGAAACACTTAAAGCCTCTTGCGAGGCTACAGGCGCAACTGAAGGCTGATTCGTACTTAAATTATTAGTCACATCCGCTGCGTTTGCGGTATTTGACCATACAGCAAACATAACTAGAATGCTGAGTATCCCAATGATTTGCTTCTTTTCGTTCATAAAGTTCATCATAGTTTCCTCCTTAGAAACATAAAACACCTTTTTAGGGGTGTTTACTTACTGTTTAGTATAACATCATTTGGATTCCATTGTCAACTACTAAAATGAAATATGGTATAATGAAAACACTATGCCTGAAGTGTCATCTAACTTTCAAATGCCCTATCCAGTAGCAAATGATCCAGTTAACGTGCATGGAGACATTAAAAATCTTGTAGATAGATTAAATGTTATCCTTCCACCACTTGGCATATCAGCATTTCAATTAGAGGTAGTTAATGTGACAGAAGTCACAATTCCAGCAGGGTATCCAGTATATATAACAGGATATTCAAATACATCAAACAAATCAACAGTAGAACCATCTCTTCCAAGTACAACAAAGCCAGTTCTTGGAATTACAAAATCAAGCATTACCCCAAATAATAGTGGAACAGTTGTTGTGGCAGGAGTTCTTGAAGGTGTTAATACATCTGCATTTCAAAATGGAGATGTTTTGTATGTAAAGGCTGGAGGAGGTTTGACTAATGTTAGGCCTGAAGGTGGATCTGGAGCAGTAGGAGTTGTTGCACATGCAGAGACTGCAGTCAACAATGGCATTATAATTGTAGAAGCAAAAGGGAACGGTACTTGGGGAGCATTAAAAGATGGTCTCGCATAATCGTTAATGGTATAATTAAACTATGGTCACACTAAGAACAACTACAGTAACATCAACACAAGCAACTAACGCTGCTGGTGAAATTCCTGTTGGTGCAATTCCACCAAAGGTAAGATGGACTGTTGTTAAGGGAGATAGTGCATCATTTAGAATTTATGTTGAGGATGATACTGCAAATGCAATTGATCCAACAGATTATAATATCAAAGCAGACTTCCGAAGAGGAACTCAGTTGTTATTTTCAACAACACCAGAAAAAACAGAATTTGATGGCAGTGGTGAATTTACAGTTTACCTAACTCCAGCACAATGTAAGCAACTAGCAACAAATGATCTTTTTGACGTTCAATTATCTGATGCAGTAGTTGTTTGGACTGTGTGTAGAGGAGTTATGACAGTTATTGATGAAGTAACTGATCGTGAATAATGGCAAAACAATCATTTAAAAATATAAGTGGCGCAACTTTAATTGGATTAGCAACATTAAATCCAATTGGTGAAATTACAAATCTTGATGGAAGATATGTAGAAGTAGAATTAGCACAAGCACCAAAAAAGGTATTAGTTAATGAACACTTACCTTTTAAACTTAGAATTTCCAATGTAGTCCTTGACGGATATACAAGGAAAAATCCAGCAGGAATCGGAGTGGCAATTATTGGACACAGCAATTATATTCTGTGAAAAATAATGCTATAATTCAATCATGGCAAAGTTATCCCTATCTACAGTCAAGAATAAGTTTCAAACTGGTGATCGTCCAACACAGGAAGATTACGAAGACTTAATTGACTCAGCATCTGCTCAAGCAACAGACCTTGGTACAGCAGGTAATAATGAAAATACAGTACAAGGAATAGAGAACGCTACAGTAATCGATAACTTTAGCGCAACAGAGTGGCGTATGGTCAAGTACCTTGTTTCTCTATCCATGACAGCATCAGGCAACAATAAGTTCTATGCTACAGAAATCACAATTTTAGTTGACGGATCTAATATTAACGTCAGCGAATACGGCACAATAGACAATGATGGGAATATTGGCACCATTAGCGTCTCACGGACTGGAAATACCGTGGCTTTAACAGTCACTCCAGATCCTGCAATTACGCCAGTCACAGCACGTTATGCACGTATTGGACTTAAGGCATAAAAAAGGAGATAAAGATGGCAACAGTAAATAAAAACTTCAAAATCAAGCAAGGTCTTATCGTTGAAGGTACAGAAGCAACAGTAAACGGTAATGATATTCTTACAAAGGCACAAGCAGATCAAGACTACATTGTCAATCTTGCTGGTGGCGGAGCAACAACTGCTAACGAACCAAATAAGGTTGTTAAGCGTGATGCAAATGGTAATTTTGCAGCAGGAACAATTAATGCAGACCTTGTAGGTGATGTAACTGGTGACTTAACTGGTAATGCAGATACCGCAACTGCTCTTGAGACTGCTCGTACAATCGAATTGACTGGAGATGTAACTGGTTCTGCATCATTCGATGGTACTTCAAATATTCAAATTCAAGCATCACTAGATGCAGACTTTGCAACAGATGCAGAAATTGCAACAGCAAAGTCAGAAGCAATTACCGAAGCAGGAACATATACAGATACACAAATTTCTACAGAAGTTACAAACCGTAACTCTGCAATTGCTACAGCAAAGTCAGAGGCTATTTCAACAGCATCTACAGATGCTACAAATAAGTCTAACGCTGCAGAAGCAGGTGCAAATTCATACACAGATGATGAAATTACCGCACTAGACCTTTCTTTAAAGGCATATGCAGACCAAGCAGAATCTGACGCAATCAGCGCAGCAGCAACTGATGCAACATCAAAGGCCAATGCAGCACAGGCTGCAGCAGAAGCAACTGCCTCAGCAGATGCAACTACTAAGGCTAACGCTGCTCAAGCAGCAGCAGAAGCAACTGCAGCATTAGACGCTACCACAAAGGCCAATGCAGCACAGGCTGCAGCAGAAGCAACTGCCTCAGCAGATGCAACTAGCAAGGCAAATGCAGCACAGGCTGCAGCAGAAGCAACTGCACAGGGGTATGCAGATACAGCAGAAGCAGATGCTAAATCTTACGCAGACTCATTGATTAGCGACTCAACAACCACAACAACCAACACATGGTCAGCATACAAGATTGATGCTGAAATTGATGCAGCAGTTGCAAATGTTGTTGGAGCAGCACCAGAACTTCTTAATACACTTGAAGAACTTGCTACAGCACTTGAGAACAACCCAGATATTATTTCTGACCTTGAAACAGTTGCAGCAGGTAAGCAAGATACACTGACACCTGGCTCAAACATTGACATTACAGGATCAACAATTTCTGTAACTGGTCTTGACTCAGCAGATATCTCAGACTTTAACACAGCAGCACTTTCTGCAACATCAGCAGCATACGATGCAGCAGGATCTGCAGATACAGCAGAAGACAATGCAATCGCTGCAGCAGCACTAGATGCAACATCAAAGGCTGACGCAGCAGAGGCAGATGCAATCGCTGCAGCAGCACTAGATGCTACTGATAAGGCAAACACTGCATATACAAACGCAGTTGCAGCAGCAGCATCAGATGCTACTAATAAAGCAGATGCAGCAGAAGCAGCAGCAAACTCATACACAAATGCAGAAATTACACAAGAAGTTGCAGATAGAAACTCTGCGATTTCATCAGCAATTTCTGACGAGGTAACTAATAGAAATTCTGCAATCTCTGCAGCAATTCAGCAAGAAGTTACAGACAGAGACTCTGCTATTACATTGGCAATTGGCAACCTAGATACATCAGTTGCTGATGATATTAATAATGCAATTAGCCAAGAAGTTTTCAATAGAAATGAAGCAATTGCAACAGCAGTTGACGCACTAGATACAGATGATATCGAAGAGGGTACAAATCACCTATACTTCACAGATGCTCGTGCACAGTCTGCAGTTGCTGGTAATATTGCCACAGCAGTATCAGATGCAGTAAATGCAATCACTACAACAGATATTGAAGAAGGAACTAACCTATACTTCACAAATCAGAGAGCAATTGATGCAGTAGGTGGAAACATCAACGACGCAATTGCTGCTGGTGATTCAAATGCTTCACCAACATATCAAGAAATTAACTTTACATGGGCAACCAAGCAAATCGGTACATATACATGGGTTCCTAACTCAGGAGTAACTACTGTATATGAGTGGAGCGGATCACAATATCCAGCAGCAAAGTTCCTTGTAAGAGTTCGTGAGGGACAACATTCACAGGTTTCTGAGGTTCTTGTAACCAAGGATGATAATGGAAATGTTGCTATCACAGAATATGCAATCGTTCATACAAATGGAATTCTTGGAGATATCTCTGCAGGATTTGCAAACGGTACATATTCATTGACAGTAAATGCAGTAAATAATTCAACAGAGGTTATCGTATCAGGCATGTTGCTTGCATACGGTGACTAATCAAAGGTAAGGGGTAGATAATGGCTACAGTAGATAAGGACTTTAGAGTAAAGAACGGACTACAGGTTAATGGAACTGGTAGTTTCGGAGGTGCTGTAGTAGTTGGCACACCAAGTATTGCATCACATGCTGCTACAAAGGAGTATGTAGATACAAATGCTGGTGGAGTTAGAGCAGGATCTACCCCACCAGAAAATCCAACTGATGGAAAGATGTGGTTGGATACACTTACAAAAAGAGTTAATGTTTATTATGACGGTGTTTGGTATACACAAGCAACTGTTGATGATACATTAAATCTTCCACAACACATCCACGATACAGCAATCGATGGAACAGGATTTATTGTTACTACCTTCCGTGAGGGTGGAAGTTTCAATAGCCCACTGGGTCAGGGTTTTGACGGTGGCGGACCAAGCACAACTTCTTGGGATGTAACTGCAGATGGTGGCTCACCAATTGATAACTTCAACTAAAAACTGATGTTATAATAAGAAAAGTAAAACATGGGCAGCACCCATAAGGAGATATAAATATGGCAACAAGAATGCAACAGCGAAGAGGTACAGCACAGCAATGGACTGATGCGGACCCAATTTTAGCAGCAGGAGAAATCGGATTTGAAACCGACACTGGTCAATTTAAAATTGGTGACGGTACCAATCACTGGGCAGACATCTCCTACTTCAAGAACCTAGAAGACCTTGGTGGTTCTCTAGATGACTACATTTTGCTATCTGAAAAGGGACAAGCAAATGGTGTAGCAACACTTAACGCACAAGGACGCATCCCTCTAGGACAACTTGCTGACCTAGTTAGCGGAGCACCAGAAGTATTGGATACATTAGGTGAAATTGCAGATGCTGTTCAAGCAGCACAAAATGCACTTACAACAACTGAAGGTGCACTATCAACACACAATGCACTAACAGAAAATGTACACGGTATTCCAAATACAGCAGAATTAGTAACAAATGACACCTTAACATCAGCAATCACAGGTGCAATTGCAGATGCAGCAACTGCTGCTAATAGCACAATGGCAACACACACTGCTGACACAACAAATGTCCACGGCATTGCTGATACATCAGTATTAGTTACAACAGAAGCAATGAACACATTGGTAGATGCTGCATTAGCAACAGCAGCAGCAGATGCTTCAACAAAGGCTACAAATGCACAAACAGCAGCAGGTGTAGCATCAGCAGCAGCGATCTCAGATCACAATGCTGATAAGACAAATGTTCACGGAATTACAAACACAGAAGATCTTGTTTATACAAATGATGCAAGACTATCTGATGCAAGAACACCTTTAGACGGTTCTGTTACAGATGCAAAGATTGATCAGGCAGCATTGCTTTCACAATCATCTATTGCAAATCTCACAACAGACCTATCTGCTAAGGCACCTTTGGTATCACCAGAACTTAGTGGAACACCAACTGCACCTACAGCAGCAGCAGGAACAAATACTACTCAAATTGCAACTACAGCGTTTGTTGGAACTGCAGTAGCAGCACTCGTAGCATCTGCACCTGAAACATTAAATACATTAAATGAAATTGCAGCAGCAATTAATAATGATGCAGATTTTGCAACAACTATTGTCGCAGATCTTGCAACAAAGATTACACAGGAAGATCTTGATGCAGCAACTCTTGTAACATTTAATGAGCAAACATCAAGTTATACACTAGCACTTGCAGATAACACAAACTTGGTTGAAATGAACTCATCATCTTCAAACACAGTAACAATTCCTGCAGACTCTGCAGTTGCATTCCCTGTAGGGGCTGCAATTGATATCTTCCAGCGTGGAACTGGACAAACAACTTTGGTAGCAGGTTCTGGGGTAACACTACTTTACACACCAGGATTGAAGTTACGTGCACGTTATTCAGCAGCAACCGCAATTAAGCGTTCTGCAAATACATGGATCGTAACAGGCGACCTAACTGCTTAATAAAATTTAGACAATAAGGGGAAGATAAATGGGAATTTTAAGACGTGGCGGTAAGGCTGGTAAGGTTGGTAAGGCTGCCAAGCAAGCAACAAGATATTGGGGTATTGCTCCATCACAACCTACAATTACACAGGTTACAAGAGTAGGAGTTTCATATCTCAGTGGAGATTATGATGTTTACTTTGTTCCAGGAACTGGTGTTGGTGCAACTGCTTCTAGTTTTACTATTACAGCAAACAACCCATCATACGGCGATAGAACATTCACAGCAACATCTTCCCCTTATCGTGTAACAGGACTAAGATCTGGAGCAACATGGACCTTTAAGATTAAGGCTAATGCAACAATTGGTCAAACTGATACTTCTGTTGTATCTCCAGAGGCAGAAGGAGGTTCACAAGATGTTGTTGGACTTCCAGGAAAGCCATCTGCTCCATCTGCATCATCACCATCAAACGTATCATATGATACAATTTCTTGGGGTGCACCAGAAAACGGTGGTTCTGCAATTCTAGATTACCAATGGGAATCAAATGATGGGAAGTCTGGAACAGTATCTGGAACATCTACAAATGTTAGCCAGGAAGCAGGAACAGCACAAGCATACCGTGTACGTGCTAGAAATGCTGAAGGATATGGTGAATGGTCCGACTATTCATCAAGCACTACAACATTTTCATTCGTTCCGTTTTCAGTATTCGGCTTCTCACCATTCGGTGTATTCGGATTCTCACCATTCGGCTTCTCGCCATTTGGTGTATTCGGTTTCTCACCATTTGGTGTATTCGGGTTCTCACCATTTGGATTCTCTCCATTCGGAGTGTTTGGATTCTCTCCATTTGGATTCTCACCATTTGGTGTATTTGGTTTCTCACCATTTGCATTCAGCGGATGTATCCATGAAGACACACTAATCCCAACAGTAGGACCAGATAATACATGGGTTAAGAAGGCAGCAAAGGATGTTGAGCCAGGCGATGAAGTTTGGTCAGTAACATTTAGCGAACTTGTCGATGAAGATGTACTTAATCCAGAAGATTGGTCAGCAACAACACTAGGTAATATGACTATTACAAAGACAAACGTTGTTTCAAAGGTTCTTTCTCAGAAGACATCAGTTATGACAATTAATAATGATCCTTCAAAGAAGTACTCGCTTGTACAGCCAGTACTCACAAAGAGAAATGGAACATATTTCTTTATGCACACAGGAGCAATTGAAGTTGGTGACGCTGTGATTGAATATTTATACACAAATGACACATTTACTGAAACTCCAGTAACATCTGTAGAAGTTATTGAAGCAGACTCAACAACATATCGTTTTGACTGCGAAGGAACAGATACATACATCGCAGGTGATCTTGTGATGCACAACCTACGTAAGTACTAAGAATACTGTGTGATGATTTTTTATCACCACCATATTCCAAGAACTTCAGGTATGTTTATACGATACCCTCTTACTTCATTATTGACTAGTAAGGGGGTAAAGTATTTATCCGTATATCAGTTAGAACAAATAAATAAAGAAGAATTTTACAATGTTAATTATATCTTTGGTCATATTGGTGGATATCCAATAAGATTATTAGATAATGTATTTGAATTTGGAATAGTAAGAAATCCAATAGATAGATTTTTAAGCACATTTAACTTTTTTTCTAAAGAGGTTTTATCAGTACATCCAACAAATGAATTTTTAGATGAATGGTTATATTCAGATACTTATTCCCTGCCACATTCAAATTTGCAATCTAAGAGTATTACTGGTACAATTGATGAAGATAAATGGAATAAGTCTAACAGGATCCAGCGTGTACTTGATGGATGGATGTTTGAAGATTATAGTCTAGATATCAATAAAATCAAGGAACGAATAGACAGTGCACATTTTTGTTCTTTAGAAAATAATAACCTGTTGCTAGATAAACTATCTAGTATACATGAAAAAGAGTATAATTTTACACTATATAAAAGACGGAATAAAATTAATGAGTCAGAACCATTACAGTTTATTCCAACAAAATCACAGATAGATCGTATAGAGGAACTCAACCAAACAGATCTTGAACTATATGAGTATGTAAAGACTACAGAAAATAAGGTTTTTAAATAGTGTATAATAGTAGAGTCGAATGGAGTTAATATGATGGAAGATTTTCCAACACAAGGTTTGCAAAGCGTTAGCAAGTCTGCACAACCACACAGATTTTTTGAGAGATATCTCGATAATGATTTAAATAGTTTAGCAGTTGCATTACAAGATAGATATGCAAAGATCGAGCAGGCAAAGGTAACTGGTGTTACACCTGTTACAGATAATGAAGTTTGGAAGTCATCAAATAGCGTATCAACTATGAAGTGGAGACAATACAATGTGTTCCAGTTCCATATTGAAGAAATTTATAATCTATATCTAGCCGTATCTGACATGGTAAGAGAAGCCTGTGATTATTATGAAATTGATTTTGATGAGCAAAAATATATGCTACAGGGTTGGTTTAATATTAATTATGCCAAAAAGGGTAAGTTAGAGTGGCATGATCATGGTCCTTTTGGAGCACCAAACTTTCACGGGTATTACTGTGTAAGTGCAGAACCATCTGTAACACACTACAAGGCATTTGACAATTATGTTGAAAACTATAATACAAACAATAGAGCCATCCTATCCGAGATGGGACACCCACACGCTATGGCTGATTGGGAATGGGATGGTCCAAGAATTACAGTTGCTTATGACGTAATTCCACTCAAGGATGTTATGCGTTTCGGATCTGATCAGGAACAGCATTGGATTCCTTTGGCATGATTGCAATGAATAAACCAGAGCATAGATTTTTTGAAAGAATTCTTGATAATAATCTAGAAGATTTATCTAAGTTTTTATTTGAAAAACAAGATGAAATCCTAAGTGGGAAAATAGGAAATATACCTGCAGACCTACTTGCTAACTTTAATGCTACCAATGGAGCAGCAACACAACTTGGAACCTACTACAATGTCTTTACATTTGAAAATGAAGGTATCCAGAAACTCAAGTCAGCACTTAAAGATATGACTATTGAGGCATGTAATTATTACGGTATTGATTTTTCATCAAATGATTTTAAAATACATGGTTGGTTTAATGTTGACTATAAGTTTGATAGCGTATCCATTTCCCCTAAACAGGATAATAGGTTCTATCATGACCATATGAATGGCGAGGGTGCTCCAGTATTTCATGGATACTATTCTATAAATGCTGAACCATCTATTACCTATTATAAGATCAATAACCTAAATGATTTTGAAAATGTAAATGTAAATAATAGAGCAATTTTATCAGAAACAGGTCATCCTCATGGTAGAGATGACTGGTATCAGGATACACCTAGAATTACACTTGCATATGACATTGCTCCATCAAGTTATAACGTTGGAGAAAAATGGATACAACTATGAAAAAGATGATCTGTTTTATATTTGGTCACAAAGTTGTAACATCAGAATGCCCCATCACCCATATTAAATTAAGCACATGTGCTAGATGTACAAACGAAAAGCATCATAGCACCATGAGTTTTAATTAACTCTCAACTAACACTTTAGGTAGAGTTTTACTTTTTTAAAAACTCTGCTATACTTTGTTTATTACAGTTTCTATTAAGGAGAATCTCTACTATTATGTCCGATTTTTTTAGTTTCCGTCTTTCAGATGATTTTGTTGCTTCATATGCACAAACAGAAAGTCCATTTGGCTTTGTTGATGCAGGCAATAACTCTTTGGGAGAAATTACGTTTATACGTACATATTCACGAGTCAAGGAGGACGGAACTAAAGAACGTTGGCATGAAGTATGCCGTCGTGTAATCGAAGGCATGTATTCAGTACAAAAGAATCATGCTAAGGAAAACCGTCTGCCATGGAATGATTATAAGGCTCAGAAGTCAGCACAAGAAGCATTCCAGAGAATGTTTGAACTCAAGTGGACACCACCAGGAAGAGGTATGTGGACATTTGGAACAGCAATGACAATGGAGAAGCGTAACTCTGCAGCACTCCAAAACTGTGCAATGGTATCAACAAAGGATCTTGATAAGAATGATCCAGGAGCATTATTTGCTTGGGTAATGGATGCCCTTATGCTTGGTATTGGAGTAGGGTTTGATACAGTAGGACAGGAAAAGGGTTTCCAGATCTATGCCCCTACCGAACCAGCAGTGATTTATGAAATTCCAGACACTCGTGAAGGCTGGGTAGAATCGGTTAGACTTTTGCTAAACTCTTACCTACGTCCTAATCAACCAATTCAGAAGTTTAACTATGACGTTATCCGTCCTCTAGGAGCACCGATTAAGGGCTTTGGAGGGGTTGCTAGCGGTCCAGCACCACTTATCCAACTACATAGCCAGATCGACAAGGTAATCGGCGGTAGAACTGGAGAAATCCTAGATTCCCGTGCTATTACTGATATCGTCAACCTAATTGGTACCTGTGTGGTATCTGGTAATGTGCGTCGTTCTGCAACACTTGCTTTGGGTGCAGCAGGAGATGAAGATTTTATTAATCTTAAAAATTCTGAAGTATTCCCAGAAAGAAACTCATTTGATCCAGAGAACCCAGGATGGGCATGGATGTCAAATAACTCAATTTCTGCAACAGTCGGAATGGATTATGAAAAATATACAGATCTGATTGTTAACAATGGAGAGCCAGGTTTTATTTGGCTTGATGTTGCTCGTAACTATGGTCGTCTAGCAGATCCAGCAGATGGAAAAGACTATCGTGTTATGGGCTTTAATCCTTGTGCGGAGCAGCCATTGGAGTCGTATGAACTTTGTACACTTGTAGAAGTTCACCTAAATCGACATGAATCCAAGGAGGACTTCCTCAAGACATTAAAGTTTGCTTACCTCTATGGTAAGACTGTTACATTGCTTCCAACACATTGGCAACAAACAAACGGTATCATGCAACGTAATCGTCGTATTGGTACATCACTAACTGGCATTGCATCATTTGCAGATCAAAAAGGTTTGCCAGCAGTACGTGAATGGATGGATGAAGGATACAATACAATTCGTAAATACGATAAGCAGTATTCAGAGTGGCTATGTGTTCGTGAGTCAATCCGTGTAACAACAGTTAAGCCATCTGGATCAGTATCGATTCTTTCTGGTGCAACACCTGGTGTTCACTGGGGTCCTGGAGGAAACTACTTCCTTCGTGCTATTCGCTTTGGCGATACAGATTCTATGTTGCATTTGTTTAAGGCAGCAGGGTATAAGATTGAAAAAGATCTTGTATCAGCAAATACCCAGGTAGTATACTTCCCTGTAAAATCTGGACATCCGAGATCTGAGAAGGATGTAACTTTATTTGAAAAGATTGCCTTAGCAGCAACTGCTCAAAAGTATTGGTCAGATAATGGTGTTTCTGTAACACTATCATTTGACAAAGAAACAGAGTCAAAGCATGTTGCTCCAGCACTTCATATGTATGAAGGACAACTAAAGGCAGTATCGTTCCTGCCTATGGGAAATACTGTTTATCCTCAGCAGCCTTATACACAGATTACTGAAGAAGAGTATAATAGTTATGTTGGACAAATCAAGAAGATTGATTTTTCTGCTATTTACGATGGTGTAGATAATCTAGAGGCCATGGGCGAAGCCTATTGCACAACAGATGCATGTGAACTAAAGATAGGATAACGATGAAGATTATTGGAAACTTTATCAGTTCTGAAGATCTCAAGACTGTACAAGAGTATATTGCTACAATCAAATTCAATACAAAAGAAGACCATGTGCCTTTACACGATGCCTTATTTGCAAACGAGGGAACTAAGTTTGATATCCACACACGTGGAGAAATGCCAGATCATATTTTAGAAATTTTTTCTAAGTACTCAAAAGGCTATTACGAAGCAGTGCAATCAGAATCCGACCTAGACTATCATCCACCAATGTTTTCAAAGCATTACATTGCAAGATATAGAACTGGTGCAGAATCTGAGCCACACTTTAATATGGAAAAGCCTGCACACACATATGGCTCATACATAGTTTGGCAAAATGCAAAGTCTGGTGGACATATCCTATTTCCTAATCGTGGAGTAGACTTAATTGCAACACCAGGAGACTTAATCATTTTTGAAGAATCAGAAAATGATAAGCACGGCATTAGTAAAATTACAGAAGGTGAAATGTTTATATCTGAAGCCTGGATGGGAACAAAGGGACAACTTTGGATGCCGAATAGAACACCTTATGAGCAAGTAGAATGGGATGATTGGGAGATCAAGGGATTCTATGAATGATCTTGTGAAGTTTGTAAAAAGTTTTGTTCCGTATGACGATGCACGAAAGATATCTGAATATGCTCGTTTAAATAGTGATAAGTTTACAAATTTTGGTAATACAGAACAAGAGTTTACATTTCATGCAGAGTTTAATAATAATGAAATTAAAGACCTACTACAAAAATATCAAAGACTTGTTTATGAGTTTGTAACTAGCAACTATCCTGGACCATTTCATGAATATGACGAATCAAAAATGCATATTGCAAAGTTTGAAACTGGTCACGGTATGCATGAGCATTTTGACTCAACAAAGCCAAATGATATAACCACTCTTATTTATCTTAACGAAGACTATAGTGGTGGAGATATCTATTTCCCAGAGTTAAATATTTCTATAAAGCCACAAGAGGGTGATTTACTCTGTTTTCCAGATACCCCAGATTTTGTGCATGGTGTAAAGCCAATTACTAGTGGAACAAGATATACTGCCCCAAGATGGTTCACACGCATTGTGTGATAAAATAGATGTACTATGGCAAGCCCATCTAATCTATACGCAGAAAAAATATTTTCAGAGCATCCAACTGTTCTTTGGGCTTTAGATGATCAGGCTGACTACGTATCTATTTTAAGTGATAGAAATTACCTAAGTTGGCAAATTGGTGGATCAGACTCAGAGTCATTATTATCAAATAAGGGCGATGCTCCATTTTTAGACAGCAATCTTCTTTCTGTAAAGGGTCTAGTTCCATCTGGTACATCTGGCGTTATAACACTAATCAGTACAGATGTTATTAATTTTAAAGACTTAAACCAAAACCTATCAACATTTTCAATAGGAACCTATATTAAAGCACTGAATACTTTTATGACAAGTGTTGAGATTGGTTATGAATATTTTGATAGCACCATAGGAAGTATGGTTCAGCAACTAACACTTTCAGAAATCTCTGTAAGTAATAAGTGGATCTTTGTATCAGATACCTTTGCAATACCAAATGAAGATGTTAACTTTAGAATTGTTATTAAAGTAAGATACCTTTCTGGTGGAAATGATCCAGATGATTATGAGTTTTTATTTAATGGAGTTTCAGCAGGTCAATGGTGTGAAGAGTTTAGTTCAACCTCACTTGGCGTAGACATTGTTGATTTACCAACTAATATTGCATTATCAGAAACAAAGGGTATTGTTGCAAACGCTTATGGATTATCGGACAATTCTGGTTATTATTTAGTTGAAAATAATTCTTTAGTTGCAAAAAATGCAGGTGTGCCACTGGTTTTTGGTTCTAAGAATACAACTGTTATTTATCCAAATAATACTAGCCCATCTTTAATTATTCCAGGTCAAGGATTTTTAAATAATCTTGGAAGATATAAAGAGTATACCGTAGAGATGTGGATGAACATTACTTCAGACACAAAAGAATACAAAAGGGTTTTTGGTCCAATCAGTTCTACGGATGGACTATATGTCTATGGACCTTTTCTTGTTTTAAAGATTGGCTCTACAACAGGATCTCACTATGTTGGTGAGTGGTCTAAGCCAATGCTGTTACACATTAGAGTTACTGGGAATTCTGCATCATTATTATTAAATGGTGATCAGGTAATATCGTTTACTATTAATAACACTACATTATCTTTACCAGACGAATATAATAGCACCACATCAAAGCACCAAGACTGGCTTGGTTTCTACTCCTACGACGATGTATCTCCAGTCATGTTAGACTGTGTTGCAATTTACCCATATCAAGTTTCATCAGTATTGGCAAAACGTAGATTTGTATATGGTCAGGGAGTTGAGTTTCCAGAAGTAATTAATCAGGCTTACGGAGGTACATCAGTATACGTAGACTATCCTTTTGCACAATACACTAGCAACTATATGTACCCAGACACTGGTGATTGGAATCAGGCCACAGTAGACAATCTTATTGCGACTAATGGAATTTTATCTACACCAAATTATGAACTTCCAGTGTTTACATTTTCAAATAAAACAAAAGATCAACTATATTTGGATTGTGCTGCTCCAGGCGTTCAGGCAGAAGACTATAAGTTTATAACATTTAGACCTAATTCAGGCTGGAATCAAACTCAGGGTTATATTTATTTTAATAAGTTGAATATGATTTCTGAAGAAACTCGTGGAATATATGGTATCTTCAAAATTAAAGAAGATGCAGTAACTATTCCACAAGTTCTTATTAGGGTTGAAGATATCGTCAATGGAAACTACTTTTCAATAGAGGTTCGTGATCACAGGATAGAATATATATTAAAGTATTTTGGAGAAACAGAAACAATCTATACTGCTCTTGGCATTCAGGTTGGAGAAATGTTTGCTGCAGGAATTGACATTGATACTTTTGTTTCACATTTTGGTAAAAATCTTTTATCATTTTTTGGTAATAAAAATCAATTATCGGTATATGTTGGTGGAACGAAAAACCTAACAAATACTTTCACTGGTAATATTTATAAGGTTGGCTTTGCATCAAACAGAAATATAAAAAATATAGATTCTGCTTTTAACTTTATGGGAGTTCCACTAGACTACGAAAACATCTTTAATTATTTTACTGAGGATCCAATCGATGCTGGATACCATTCAGATGTATATCAATACACATTAGATGGAGGAACCCCATTTGACTTTGCAGTAACAAGACTTACAGACCATGTTGCAAGTTACACACTAATTACAAAAGATCTCTTCGGCTCTTTAAAGCCAGATATTGCAGTTAATGGATATTGGGAAGACTATATACCTCTTACCTATTTTGCAAAATACATCCAAACAAATTCTGGCAAAAACTATTACGACTTAGACTTTTTGCAATTCAACATAGATTATCCTGCACCATCAAAGTATGTTGAAAGCGAAACAACTGGTACTTGGCAATACTGGGAATTAAAGGAAGAGTATGAACTTCCTACGCAAAAAACATATGCATTTCTAGATAATCACCTGTATACAAATTATTTAGATTACCAAGATTTAGCGCAGCGTTCTGTTAAGACATACGATTATGATACAACTGGCTCATTGGTCAAATCTTATGTTACATTTCAGTATGTATCAACAGGGGCAAATGCAGCAAGTGGATTTTTTACAACAACACAAAATGCTCCAAAGTTAGGGGTAATTGAGCCAGGCACTGATTGGCTTCATACTAAATATGAAGTTGTAGATAACATGATTGTTTATCCACCAAAGGGCATAGACTTTAATGATTTAGCCGTGGTAGTACATTTAGATTTTGAGATTGATGGAGTATTTTCAAATCCTATTAAACTAAGATCATTACAGTTAGCATCACAGGCTTTTAATGAGAACCTCTTTAACCCAATTGGAACTCGTTTTGGTGCAAAGGTATATCCATACAAAAAAGATGGATTCTATTATGACTATAAGTCACATAATCCTTTTACAATTTATAAGAAGAGTATGCCTTACCTATACTTAACAAGAAACAGCGGTCTTGAAGTTAGAGGAACATATGATCCATTAGTAGATCGTGGTTTGTCTATTCCAGTTAATCAGACTCAGGCACAAGATTTCCAGGTTATGGCAATGCAGTTATTTTTAAAATACGACAAAGACTTTTTCCCATATTCACCAACACAAATTTTTGAGGTAGAGGGCAAGAACTCTGTAATTAAATTCTTTATGGTGGCAGATAGTTCGGATGGACAACGTGCCAAGGTTTATGCTATTAATGCTAACACTGGTAGATTAGAAAACGGTATTGCGTTTTACTTAAATGGAAAACTAGTAAAGAATCCTGTTTTAACTATTAAGGAATGGTCTGTAATTGGACTATCTTTTGCTAACATTATTGACTTCACAGAGTACGTTGGAGAGATTAAGATAACTGGTCCAGTTTTAGTCAATAACATTTCTTATTATCAATCGACAACTCTTCAGGAAGTAAAGACTGTTGTTAACCGTCAGTGGTTCCAGGTACTTAATGATGGATTATCTATCCAAGACTGGGAATACTGGGTAGATGCTGGAAACTGGGAAAATGTGCTCGTTCTATCAACAACAAGTTTTTATGGGGTTAACCCACAAAATGTGTATGATGCGTTTGCAGGAACTAATAAGATTATCGTTGATGATGAGAGGCCACTTTTGTTTGGCAAGTACGAATATCTCTTTAATACGGATGTAATCTGGCAGTCTAGAGTATCAAACCCAGTATAGTATGGTATACTAATGGTTATGAATCCATTAGTTAATCGAAAAACTGGTAAGCCAATTGTAGGTAATGTCCGTCGTAAGGTAATTGAAAAGAACTACGACTGGGGTCTTTATGTATACAAAAAGTCAAACGGAAAGTGGTTTACGGACGGTCAGGGCTCTGTATTAAATATTCCATCAATGCGAGGAGACATTGGACAAATCGCAAAGTTAAAAGAAGCAGCGCAGTATTTTGGAGATCCAGGTGATGGAGAATGTATCTTTGTTGCTGGACTTACAAGAATTTCTGAAGAAGAATTCTCAGAACAAAAGGAAAGACTTGCAGAGGGACTGATCCCATCAATGAATGACTTGGGTGCATGGAAGGCTGCTAAGGATACTTATGACAAGTATGGAAGTGACGAATAATGGATGAAACCAAGATTTATGCACGGGTAGATGACTTAAAAGAAGAAGTCAATGCATTTGCAGATGCAGACCCATTTACAAAAACATGGGATGACCTGAAGGCTTTCTCTGGACTAGAGAATAACTTTAAGCGAAGAGCAGCAAGAATGTCAAAGGTTGATATAACCCAACAGTATTTAGATAATGCCCTTGCTGATAATATGGGCGTTAACGGTGCACGTTCTAAAGAGATTAATCCTGGAACGGTATATCGCAATGGATATGGTTTGTTTGATGTTATTACACCGCCATGGAACTTATATGAATTAGCAAACTATTATGATACATCATTTGCTAACCATGCAGCGATTGATGCTAAGGTAGAAAACATTGTTGGATTAGGATATGACTTTGAGGTTTCTAAGAGAACACTTCTTAAGTTAGAGGCAAGCGAAGCAAAGACTGCTGAAAATGCAAGAAGAAGAATCGAAAAAGCAAAGATCGAATTACGTGACTGGTTAGAATCTCTTAATGACGAAGATTCTTTTACAACTACAATGGAAAAAGTATTTACAGATGTTCAGGCAACTGGAAATGGATATCTAGAAGTTGGAAGAACCATTCGTGGTGAGATTGGATATGTTGGTCATATTCCTTCAACTACAATGAGAACACGTAGATTAAAAGACGGGTATGTACAAATCATTGGTCAAAAGGTAGTCTACTTCCGTAACTTTGGTGCAAAGAATGCTAACCCTATTACGTCAGATCCAAGACCAAATGAGATTATTCACTTTAAGCAATACTCACCACTTAATACATTTTATGGTGTTCCAGATATTATGTCTGCAATTTCTTCATTGCATGGAGATCAATTAGCATCGCAATACAACATTGACTACTTCAGTAATAAGGCTGTCCCACGATATGTTGTAACACTAAAGGGTGCACAGTTATCTGCAGATGCAGAAGATAAGATGTTTAGATTTTTACAAACTAACCTTAAGGGTCAAAGCCATAGAACCTTGTATATTCCGCTACCAGGAGACACTGATCAAAACAAGGTTGAGTTCAAGATGGAACCAATCGAGAATGGTGTTCAGGAAGCATCATTTGAAAGATATAGAAAACAAAATCGTGACGATATTTTGATCGCTCATCAGGTTCCTCTTTCAAAGATTGGTGGAGGCGACTCATCTGCTATTGCAGCAGCCCTTGCTCAAGATAGAACATTTAAGGAGCAAGTTGCACGACCAGCACAGAGAACCCTAGAGAAGATGATCAATAAGATCATACGTGAGAAGACAGACATCCTAGAATTTAAGTTTAACGAACTAACTCTAACAGATGAGATTGCTCAGTCACAGATTCTTGAGCGATATGTCAAAACACAAATATTATTACCAGACGAGGCTCGTGAAATCTTGGGAATGCCACAACGCCCAGATGGTGAGGGTAATTCTCCACTTCAGATGAAGCCACAGGATACAGCAAATGAAACAGCAAATAGACAGCGTGATAGCGAGAGAGCAAACAACGCATCTGACAGCCCAGCAACGGTATCTGGTAGGAATCCAAAAGGAGAAGGTAGATCTACTCAATAAATTAGTGATTTTTAACACACTTGTTTAAAAAGGGTCTATAATATTACTAGTATGACTATTTCTAAAGCCCATTGGGACACAGAGGGCGAGAATGTTCGCCTATCGATGCCTTTCAGTAAGGTAGATAAAGAAAAACGTCTTGTTACAGGTTTTGCGT